TAGACTTATGGTCTTTGCCGTAACGGTAACGATACTCTTCATTAAGAGCATTACCGTAGCAGTGAGTCCACTCATGATTGTCGAGAGAGGAGCGAGCCCATATCGTACAAGGATGGTTGTACATCATTGGTAAATAGGGCGTCAAAGGTCTTTCCTCTGGTGGAAGATGTTTGATTTCTGCCTTGAGACCGTTAAGATAGTCACGTTCGTGTTTATCAAGTGCGCGAGGCACAAAGCCAAGGTACTCGTCAATCCATACGGAAGTACAAAGTATCTGGGCTACTTCTAAAGGCATTTTTACAATGTGTTTATCGACGTGAAACTCGGCACAACGGTCAAGGTCGTCGTCAAGATAAAATAAATTCATAACACACTCTTTTCACAATTTCGATTATTATAACAGCAGAAGAAAAAAATGTCAAGATTTATTTTTGCCCTCAACTACCAATGACGCAGTGTATTAGCAATTATGAAGAAGCAGGTAATAAAGTTTACTAGAACGAGAATGCTACGAAATATCATAACGTGATTGTCGTAGCCCTCTGTTTTGTCGTCGCTAAAAGAACCGATTGCAAACTTCCAGATTGTTATTAGCTTACGCATAATCCTGCCGCTTCATTTTAGTAAGACGTTTCTGAACCAAATCTTCTAGGGTACTGCCATCTATATGGTAAGCTGTTCTAAGGATGCGAGTCATAGCGATAACATCCGCTATTTCTTCAGTAAGATTTTCTAGATACTTAGGGTCCTCTTCAGTCCCATGTCTTAATACTTTGGAGCAGGCACGAATTAATTCACCACATTCTTCCATAGTAATTACTAATTGTTTCAACTTATTCAATTCCATTCGTGTATTCCATTAGTTCGTCAAACCCTCCGATGCATACATCATCTACAAAAATCTGAGGAAAGGTTTTAAACTTAACCTTTGCCCAGAGTTCCATAATAGTGTAGTGATCGTCCAAGTGATAGTATTTATAGTCTAGCTTGAGGTTTTTACATACGTTCTGTGCTTCCACACAGTAGTTACAGTCCATCTTTCCATAGATTTCAATCACAGATTCTTAGCCTTATAAAAATTAATGTGGTCGGTCCAACCCTGAAAGGATTGGCGAATATGACACCAGAACTGTCCATTGTAGGGAGGCTGGCTAGTATCTTTGGGGAAGCTTAAGTTAGTTTGTTTCATTGTTTCTCCTATTTAAGTAAAAGTATGTAAATTTTCGAATAAATTATTAATTTTATTTCTACCCGTTTCCAAGTAATTGTGTGTGCTCTCAATATCTTTAGCCACGGAGAACGTTTTCCACTCTACTCCTGAGCCAGGAAGAACTTGGTCACATGGAATCCCTAAAATATGGCTTACTAGTATTCCATGAAAGCTCTCTGAAGTTACCGAGGAGTACTTACATAGGGCGGCAATAAATAAATCTAGACTCTGTAAAGTTAATAAAGATGATCCACTGTGTCTAATATGGCCTACTCCTATGCCTGGAATGACTCTTTTCTCTGGAAGAGTTTCCAGAATATTAGAAGTTAATATGATATCTGGTATTAAATCACATTTTAAATTGGTAGCACTAACTGTTTCTCTTGCAGAGATATATCTAAACTTACTTAAGTCTACAAAATTATCTTCAAAAACAGTATTAATTAATATGCTTGGAAAATATTTAGATACTTCAGCTAGGTCATTTCTTCTATTATGGTGAAAAGATCCTTCTCCGTTTACAATTACAAGGTCCGCTTTCTCTAATATTTTGTGTTTTGGGTTTCGATCATTTAATGATACTGTACCAACTAATTCTATTCCCACCCTATCAAGTTGCTCTTTAAAAGTTGTCATAACAAGCTCACAACCAAAATGAGGTCGGGCTGCTAGAAAGGTATCATTGTAAATAGCTACTTTCATAATTCTAATTCCTCTTTTAAACTGCCTTTTCTAAATGTTGTTAAAGCACTGTCTGGAGTACAATTTACTACTATATTTCTTATAGGCTCTTCTATGCTATCAAACGCAGATAAAAACTTATGATAAGGACTATTTTTACTTAATCTGTCGGGATGTTCTCCAAAGAAATGTCTTACTCCCCCTATCTTTTGCATATTATACCCGACGAGCAAGAATTTAGAGCAGCCCATTAAAAATGCTATGTTCAATAATTGGTACCCTGAGTTACTGCCCCAATGAATAAGGTTAGAGTCTGTGCTCAAACTTCTAGCATGTTTTCCTTCTACTATATTTAAGTTAAACTCTGATTTTCTATATTCTTCTGCTTGTGTCCAAGCCTCTAAGTCTGGGTATTTTTCTCTAAAAGGTTTTGCATGCAGATCCCACCAAGCCTTATCGCAAGCATAATGGAAGTCTAAATAATCTACTAGCCTATAAGAATCATTACAACCAAAAATAATGAAATCATTCTTATAGGGTCTTATAGTCTCTACTACCTCTTCTGTCAGAGAAGGGCCTGTAGCTATAAGAATAGCGGGTTTGTTACGATACTTTAAAGGTATTTTCATAGATAAAAAAGCCGGACATTTCTGCCCGGCTTACCGTTTCTAAGCGGAAGCGTAGCTTACAGCCATATATGCTAGTGGTGCTGTTACGCACACTACAATTTGAAATACAGCCTCAAGTACACCCCACTTCTCTTTTACGAAGTTCTTCATTGAATCTCCAAGTTACCCAATAGGTATTGATGTGGGCTTACTAGAGGGCGAATACGATAGGTCTATAGTTAACATTCCGTTTTCCATGGAAGCAGAAGAGACTTCTAGGGCATTGTCAAGCTTTAGATGCTTCTCAAAACTTTTTCCTGATATACCTTTATGCACCCAGCTTCTGCCATCGTTATTCTCTTTTTTCTCACCTTTAATGGTAAGAATATTTTTGTGAACGTTCACTGAAATTTGGGTTTTGTTCCATCCTGGAACAGCTACTTGAACCACATAGCCATGTTCTACTTTTTCAATGTTATAACGAGGGTATTCTGGTGCCTGTTGAGTATATAACGGGCTGTTAATTAAATTGTCGAAACCGACAAAGAATTTTTCTAGATTTACTGCATTCATAAGTTTTCTCCTTTTAAGAAAGATGAACTTGCCCCTTTCGGAAGCGTAACAATCGTTTTAATTTACGGATTTTGAAAAAGACACAGTTAGACTGGTATCAATTTCAGGGTATATTATATCACCTACACCAAATTGTGTCAAGAAACTTTTTTGCTCAAGTATTTAATAATTCTTGTAAAACAATGACCGGAAAAAAAGTTCTTGACACAAAAGCCGTAACATCGTATAATATACACTTAATCAGAGGAGATTGTATGAAAGTAAACCTAGTTTGGATTACCCCCGAAGCCATGAAAGTCATCGCCTATTGTGCGAGAGTTAGTAATCCTGCAAATCAAGACAATGAGAGAACAGCCCCGAAGTTGTTGAAGTACCTTAAAAAAGAAGCACACTTCAGCCCATTCGAAATGGCGAGCGCTTGCATTGAAATCGAGACTACGAGAGACATTGCTCGCCAGATTCTGCGGCATCGCTCTTTTAGTTTTCAAGAATTTAGTCAACGCTATGCAGACCCTACTCAAGCATTAGATTTCTCTACGAGAGAGGCTAGACTGCAAGACCCACGTAACCGACAGAATAGTATTCCTGCGGATAATGATGGGCTAGAAATTGCTTGGCACGCTAAACAGAGAGAAGTAATCGATGTCTCTACTGAAGCCTACAAATGGGCTATAAGTATGGGTATTGCGAAAGAACAGGCGAGGGCAGTATTGCCCGAGGGTAACACTCATTCTCGATTATATATGACTGGTACACTTCGTTCGTGGATGCACTTCTGCGACCTACGAGGTGGGAACGGCACTCAAAAAGAGTGTTCAGAAATTGCAGTAGCCTGCAAAGAGATTCTCTGCCAAAACGGTGGAGACGTCTGGGGAGACTCATGAAACGTATTAGAAATACAATTTTAACTGTAGCAATTCTAGCTGGATTGTTATATACTAACTGGCAAAGCAGTATGATGCTTGTCAAACACCCTGAAATGTATCAAGGAAATCCTTACTTATGAATGATGTTTGGAATGGAGAGTCAAGAGGAAACAGTGATGTTATGCAAGAGCGCATACGAATCTGGCACAGAGACCGCAATTTGATTGATGGCAGTACTGATAAAGACCAGTTCTGCAAGCTGATTCAAGAGTGTGGGGAACTGTCAGACAATATGTGCAAAGGCAGAGACATGAAAGATGACATTGGCGATATTATGGTTGTGCTTATTAATATTATGGAACGTAATGGATACTCTATGATGGATTGTCTAGAGACTGCGTGGATTGATATTAAAGATCGCAAAGGAAAGATGGTTGATGGCATCTTTGTAAAGGAAGCGGATTTGTGAAACTTGTTGAGGCATTGAGAAACGGCAATGTCAATATCACTTATGAAAGTTTAAACAGCGGAAAAGAGATTACAAAAACATATACTTTGAAAACTATATTTAAAGTAAATGTTAGTCTCAAATCAGATAAACTTATTGCTTATGATGTAGAAGCAAAGGAATGGGAAGACATAGAAAGGTCCAGCATTAAAAAATGGAGTATAAATGAACAGAGAAGAAGTATTTAACCAGCTAAAGGAGGACGAAGGTGTCAAGTATGAAATCTATAATGACCATCTTGGCCTGGCTACTTTTGGTGTTGGTCATCTTGTTATTGAGAGCGATTCGGAATTTGGTTCGCCCTTGGGTACGTCGGTATCAGAGGAGCGAGTTTGGGAAGCGTTTGAAAAGGATTTGGATACGTCTATTGATGAGTGCGAAGTTCTTTTTGGCCCCAAATGGCATGACTTTCCGGGAGAAGTTCAAGAGATTGTGGTAAACATGATGTTCAATATGGGACGTCCTCGTTTGTCAAAGTTTAAGAACTTCTGTGCTGCACTAGAAGAGGGCGATTGGGCGAAGGCTGCCGTCGAAGGACGCGATTCTCGCTGGCATAAGCAAGTAACGAAT